GAAGCGATGCTGTTTATCTGAAACTGAGGGCATATTATTTTTTCAGACTCGCTTTGTAATAGCTGACAGGCTTTTCTTTCTTTTCTTTTTTCGGTTTCTTCTTAGTCTTTGCCGGTTTGTCTTTGCCTTTTCCCATAAAGATGCCCTCCATAAAAATGTTACCCCGGATTGATGATGGAATCAAGAATGCTCTTGCCGGACCCGATCGTGGTATTGGCGGCCACCTGCGCCGCCTGCGCGCCGGTCTGCGCCGTCTCGGCGGCGTGGCTGATGTCGTTTTGCGCCTGCGCCTTAGCCATCTGCGCCGCCTGGGCCGCTCTTTTCTGCGCTACGATTTGCGGTCCGCGCATCAGGCTTTGCTTATTGCCGAGCAGCTCATTGTACTGACGGATCGTCGCATCCGGATCGATGTTGTCCTTGACTTCCGGCCATATCGCGGCCATCGCCCCGGCCATGCGCACGATGCCTTCGATGCCGCCGGTCGATGCGGCTTTCTGCGCCAGCGCCAGAATCGAGGTGAATTGAATATCGAGAGGCACGTTTTTCAGGCTGTCAGGCACCGGAGGGATCATGCCGCGGCGCTTCAGGATGCCGAAGATGCGCTTAAGCTTGGGCTGCAGGCTTTCAGACAACAATCCTTCGATCACCGGGCCGAGCACGGCGAGCTTCTCCGTCAGTTTCGCCTGAATCTCAGTCGCGGTCTTCTCGTTCGTCCCACCTTCGGTGATCATCAGAAACAGATCGTTGAACAATCCGACCTTGATGCGCTGCTGGATCAAAGCTAAATCCTGCGAGACGTGATCGAGATCGAAATTCGTCTCATAGATGCTGCGGATGCCTTTGCCGGGGCTCATGTCGTTGACGAACGTGGTATGACCCGGCAGTTGCGACGTCGGCTGATTACGCAGTTCCGCATGCGCCAGTAACGGCGGCCGGAGTCCTTTTTCGATGCCTTCGGCTTTGCGCCGCGTTTCAATTTGCAACTGCATCACGTCCGGCAGAATATCCATTCCCGGCGAACGGCCGTACGGATCATTGCTTTGCGTCGCCCAGCGCGCGGCCGTAAAGGGCTGTTCGACGAATCCGCGCACGCTCAGAGGATAAGGCGTCCCGGCGCCGAACATCCAGTAGACTTCGCGCCAGGCAAAGTTGCCTTTGACTTTTCCGACCGTGCTGCCGGTGATGGAAAAGTTAGGCTCGATGCTATGCGCTATAAGCCTTTCCGTCGTCAGGCTGCCGCCCTTTTCTTCCCACATTTTCTGTACTTCGGGCGGGCAGTTGGCAAGCCCGAAGAAATCCACGATCTGCGAGATGGTGGACACGTAGCAGCGATAGAGCCCGTCTATGCGCAGCGTTGCGCCGGAAGCGAGATAGTATTCGCCGACGCACGGCGTATAGCATCGCACAAGGTCTTTCTCGTCTTCATAGATGATATTGACCGCCGTACCATAGATCACAATGTCTTCGCATTCCTGGGCGAAGCTGTTGTAAAAATTACTTCGCGCCAGCACCGTGTAGACCACATCTTCAACGCTGTCGAGCCATTGCCGCGCCGCATCGTCGATCTGTACGCCGCGCATCGCCGGGATGAGCTTGAACCACGGACGCGACGGACTGGCCAATCCGCTCATCAGACCGCCGCTGCAGACGCGGGCCGCGAAGGTGGCAGTCGGATCGACTATGTTCTCGTTGATTTCCAGCCCGCGCGTCATGGTGTTCGGCGAAGGCAGGCCGCCTGCCGATTGCGTCAGCCAGATCGATCGCCGGGGCAATATGAACCGCGCCAGATCGCTGTAGTTCTGAATCCACCAGGTATCTCGCCAGGTGCGCAGCATCGAGAAACGCTGCTCAAGGTGATTGCGCAGCACGTTCCAGGCCGTGCCGCTTATTTCCTTGTCGCTGTCAGGCTTTTTCTTCGTAGTGCTCGGCTGTTTAGCTTGCAGCGCCGGACTCGCGCGCTCATAGAATGCGAGCGAACTGTCTGTTTCCTTGCTGCCGTTCAGTGGTTTGTTCTGTCTGAGCGATACTGCCATTACGGCCCCAGCAACGCGCTCTTGGCCGCCGGCGTGGCCGATGCTCCGACATTGTCAGGATTGGTGCCTGCCAGGGCTAACGCCGCCGCGGCTTTGCTCTTCTGATTGGCAGCCGTTGCGGCGATCGACGTATTGGCCATGGATGCAGGCGCGGCGGTGGGCGGAATGGCCGGAATGGCTGGCGCGCTCGGCGCGGAAGGCATTAAAAAGCCCATAGTGCTGAAAATCCTGTTTGTGATTCTCATTTTACGCTAAAAGTCAATGCGTTACAAGCTATTAGCTATCAGGCTATTCGGCTGTGCTGCGCTGTGTCCGGTTGTGTTCTAGCGGTTTTTATCGCGCGCGATCTCACGCGACAGCGGGTTGTAATCGGAATGTGTCTGGGTTGGGAATCGCCCGCCGGCGACCTGACCGATGGGCCAGCCGTTGATCGTCCGCGGGGCTTTGTGTACGGGCGCTGCGAAGCCGGTAGCAAGCGCATCCATGTGATCGGGGCTGAAACCCAGTTTTTGCTTGAGCAACGCTTTCGGCTCGATAATACACTTATCGCCTTTGAAGGTGTAGGTCGTTTTAATTAAAGACGCTCTGAGCTCGGGGATATCAGGCAATGCGCCGCCGCGCTTGATCCAGTCGATCAGATCGAAAATGATTTCGGTGCGCTTGTTGTAATAGCGTGGATTGGTGCTTTTCTCCGAGAAATGAATCGGAATAGGCGCGAATCCCAGCCGCACCAGGTTATCGACCCAGGAAGAGCCGAAGCCGCCGGTGTTATCGACAAAGCATGCGTCGGCTTTCCAGTCTTTCCATTTGCGCGCCACGATGTCGGCGCCCTGCGTGCCGGTGATATTGCGATAGAGCATAGGCGTGAAGGCTTGCAGGCCTTGCCGGGGAAATATCACGGAAGCGTCGTCGCCGGCAAGCGCGCAATCGACGCCGAGGACTCTGGGATGATCGCCGTAATCCATTTCCGTGTAGTAGCGGTGCATCGAGGCGTCTACTTCTTCGGGCGTGATCAGCGCGTTGATCGAGCTATTTGGAAACTGGCCGAGCACGTTGACCATCACCCAGGGATTATCACGCCCGAACTGTTCGATCATCTGCCGCGCCCACTCGATATTGACGCGAGGGCTGCGATTAGCCGCTTCGGGATCGCCGGTGATGTTGATCACGCTCCACAGGTGTTTTCTGTCGGTGCAGGCGTGGTAAAGCGGTCCTTCGACCATTTCGGGATTGCCCGCCTGCACGAGCCTGCACTCGATGCCGGCGCTTAAAGCCGCTTCGGCCGTGATCATAACTGCATCAGGGATGCTGCCGCTTTCATCGAGGATAAAAAGAATGTAATCGGCGTGAAGGCCGGCAAGCGTGCTCGCCTGTTGTTCCTGATCGCTGTTCTGCGGCCAGCTGCGCGCCGAGCAGAACCAGTTTTCCGGCGCCGCTTTGGCATAGATGCGCGTTTTGGTCCACTCGAAGGCCCGCGTCAAAAACTCCGATTTCGATCGCCATTTAGCCAACTCTGCCCACAGGTTATCGGCCAGATTGGCGGCGGAATTGCTGACGCAGGCTATTTTCGGATAGGGCCGTGTGGCGAGGAAATGCCATACCAGCCAGGCCAGCACGGCCGTTTTCCCGGGGCCCTTGCAGGCTACAAGGGCTATGCGCTGTTTGGCCGGATCGGCCCACAGGCTCAGGACTTCCTTTTGCCAGGCGTCGGGCTCCGTCTGGAATTCCCTGCGCACGAAATTCAGCGGATTGCGCCGGTAATCGCTGATGAACTTCTCAAGGTTCACAAAATGTCTTCGATGCTGAGCGGCTTTGCGGCCGGCAAGCCGGCAGAACTGGCCGCCTGATAGCCTGACGGACTGTCAGGCTGGGTTACCACCGGCGTCACGTCGATCGTCTCTCCTGTGCGTTCCCGGTAGCTTTTATCCGCATTGACGATGGCGCTTACCAGCCCGTTGAGGCCGTCGGCCACATCGTCCAGGCCGCTTTTAGGCTTGCCTTCCGTGCGATCCAGATGCGCTTCGAGCTCAAGCCTGACCTCGGTGCGGCTGGCGGGCGCAATGTCGGCCAGCGTAACAGCTAAGCGCTTGATAATCTGAGCGTCTTGCACAGAAAGCTTGAAGAGTTTTTTCTTGTCGGCTGCAAGGCTGAGAATCTCTTCGACTGTGTATTTTGCCTGGAGAATTTCTGTACGCTGTTGATAATTCTGCTTAATTTTAGCAGAAACGTTGATCTGATTGCCTTTTAGAAAATAGCCTTTTTCATCTCTGTCGGGAGCCGATTTTAACATTTTGATTAAAATTCAATAGTTTATCAGATTAACAGCTAAAAGACTTATCAAATTAACAGCTGAAAGACTCGAAATTTAATGCCCAATAGTATCAAAAAAACAAGCCACCGTCAATCAATTGCCTAAAGCAGATCATCTATTGATTTTGCTAATCTCACAGGCTTCAATATCTTCTTATAAACCTTCTGTTTGCTATTCCAGCGAAAACCCACTTTATGCGGTATTTCTTTTTTCTTCGTCGGTTTATACGTTCCGGCGCGAATAGCCTTTGCCTTCTTCCTTCCGCGCAATACCGCCATGTAAT